GTAAAGTGGTCTCTTAATTCATACTCAATATGAGGTTCTGAATCTATTTTTAAAAATACTTCGTTGGCCTTAGATATGACAACATTGGCCGTAGTGTCAATCACCTTTACCCATGCATCTATGGGTATTTAGATCACCTTGTCAAGTTCCCATTAAAAAAGACCCCGAAGGATCTTTTAAGTATTGCGGCATGAAAACTAATAAAAGTTTTGCGATTTGAATACTAACTAAATTTTTGAGTATTATGACATGAATACTAACTAGAGTATTTCACTTTGAATACTAACTAAAAATTTGAAGATAGTTGAGTATTAAGGCATGAACACTAACAAGAATGTTACTAAATGAATACTAACGAAGACCATCTTCTACGATCATCTTACGAAAAGCATACCATATAGTCTGGGTCATTTTATCAACTTTAGTTCTTGCTTGTTTAAGTTTAACCAATTCTTCATAACTCATTCCAACTTGAAAATCATTAGCGTTACTACTAATCTTCTGGGAATCACCCTTATCTCTTAACTTATCAGGATGTGCATAATCAGAAACGGCTCTTCGCATCCAGTGCTTATAATTAGATGCAGCAACACCTTGTTTCATATGGAATGGTTTACATCCCAAATAATGTGCTTTAATATACTTCCAATGAGGAACTAATCCGTTGTCATGACGAACACGAAGTTCATCAACATTAGGTCTAATAAGAGAATGAACTAAAGTGTAGATACGATTTGGAACTGCTACTTTAAGAGTACCTTTCTTATCAAATTTTAATCCAATAGCTTCAATTAACTCCATATCACCATTAAGATATTCAGTTATTTTTAAACGATACTTTTTAATCCATTCTGATACATTATCTTTATAATCTGGATATTTTTTCTCATCGAATCCATATCCTGATGTTTTAGCAGGATTTATATCTTCATTACATTCTTGAATGTAAGTAAAAATACTATTGTTTTTGTCTTGATAATCTGTTAACCGTGTGGGAACAAATTCTTTAAGAGCATAAAAAGCACTACGATCTTTTAATAAGAAATTAGCAATTGCTTTTGTATCTGCTTCATCTGTTTTGTCATTTTCACTCAATCCAGCAAGTTTACGAGTTTTGGGTGTAGATTTTTGAGGAAAAAGACGTAAGATAATTCCTTTTTCATCAGCGTTTTCTTTTAGTTGATTTAACTGACTAAAGTTAAATGGTTGAGCAAGAGTATATCTATGCGATTCTCTTAAATGAGCATCCTCAACAACTAAAGTATCTCCTTCTTTTAATCCTTCAATATTAAGATTAATAAGGTTTTCTTCTGGTAACTTGGGGTAGAATTTATTTGTTCCACTGTCATAGATATGGACTTTACCTTGGCCCACATCAGCAATAAAAAGATTTTTTAACATGTTTTTTTAATTAGTTAAATTTAAAATTAAGTTGAGTATTATGTATTGAAAACTAACAAGAGTTTTACAACGTGAATACTAACAATGAATAACAAACACAAGTAATGAACTAATGAAAACTAACTAGAGTTTTATTGTCTTGAATACCAATACAATTTGTTATACGTCGATTATAAAAGAGAAAATTAATTTTGTCAAGTATTTGAGTATTAAGGCATGAACACTAACTAGAGTGTTACTGTTTGAATACTAACTATACTTGACAAATAGCGAGTATTAAGACATGAACACTAACAAGAATGTTACTATTTGAATACTAACTAGGGTAGTTTAATATATTAACAATAAGGTGTCAATCGAAACTTAAATTGAAAGAGATAGATATTCGATCTTCATTACTTTCATTTAATTCTACCCTATGCAGCAAATGACTTGGAAAGAGAAGCACCACTCCTTCTTCTGGTATTCTATAATATGAATTAAATGTATGAAGACTATCTATGGCTTCTTGAGTCATTTCATCAGTAATCTTAGACTCCATAAAAATGGTAGGATTGTCAAAGAAAATATTCCCACAATTTTTAGAACATTTAACCCACAGTACACCAGAAAGTAAAGATCCTGGATGATTGTGGGTATCATTATATCCACCTGTAGAATTGATATTGATCCATGCATTATGAAATGAAAAATTTATTCCTTTTTTAAAAACACCCCTATTTTCAAAGTAATCAAATAAAGTTGAAGATAATGTTTGAGATAAAATATTTTTCGTCTTCATATAATGAGTTTTTGAGTGCCAAGAATTACCTTTATTAGACCTGTGCTGACTCTCAGGATAAAGTTTCTTTTGATCGTAACAGAAATCTATTAGTTCTTTTTGAATAAGATCAAAATTATTAACGTCTACCATATGAAGTAGAGTGGGGAATAAAGGTATAACACTCATCATCCCAATCCCGAATTAAATCTCATAAACTCAATTGCATTCTTAATTTGATAAGTTCTATTTTGTATCACCTTAAGAATACTTTCCAAGTATACTAACATTGTGTCATAATAATCAATCTTTAATGAAGTATTAGAAAGTTTCTCATCTGCATCGAGATACTTTTGCATAGTATCTTTATCTCTTATCTTCTTTGGAAATGGATTCTCTACATATACTTCTGGATCTGCTTTCCCACTAAAATACTCATACCGTTCATGACGGATGTTCTTTCTTTGTTGTTCTGCTTTCTTCCTTAGTAAGAAGATAGTATTATATAATTCAAAATACTTCGCATGAAGAGAGGGGACGTTTAATGATTCTTCGTGTAGATTATCTCTGTCGATCTTTGCGTCTTTTTCCCACATCTCTTGAAGTTTATCAAGATCAATACTCATAAAGGATTATTTTCTAAATCGGTTATACTGTAAATAGTATACTTGAAAGATGCCTCTGCTGTAAAGTACTCTATGTCCGTATCGGTGGCATCAAAGGTCATCGTAGTGAGAGAGTATGGAAATAATCCCTCAAATTTAACTTGGAACTTAGGTATCAAATTGCTACTTAGAATTTGAAGAGTTCCATCGGAAAAGATATCTTCTTCACTATTTTCAAAGTTAGATTTAATTGAACCTGATTTTTGAAGATCATATGATTCCTTTAAACTCTCAGGAAATCCCAATCCACGAATCCAGTTTTGGATTTCCATAAAGTTAGTGAGATCTTCATCAACTAGAAATCTAATAGTTAGATCTCCAAATTGAATCTTATCACCTGGTCTATCAATATCTTTTAAGTAGTTTGGTTGAACAGCAATACCAAGATTTAAATCTGGTATGTTTGCTTCATTACAAAAGAAAGCAACGCCAGGACTTTTCTTTAAGGCAAACTTAAAACCAGTAGGTGCTAAAAAATTTCTGTTCTCTATTGCAGTTGCCATTATAATATACTTTTTAAGTATTTAGACAAAAAAAGAGAGGGTGGTTAACCCTCTCTTATACTATCTAATAAGATCCGTTTCCTCATCGATTATTTGAGGAATAAATCCTTCTAACTTAATAAAGTCTTGATTTGGATTTCTCTTATAAAGATCTGCAACTCTAGCCATAACTCTATTATATCTTTCTACATCTAGTTGCAAATCCTTACGTCTTTCTTCACTGTCCTCTGCCTCTACTTTACTTAAAAATGCTACTACACTTGGAAGTTCTCCGTGATCATCAAAATAATCTAATATCTCAAAAAGAACTCTCTTGAAGTATGTTGAAGTATCTGATTTTTTTCTACCTTTATTGATAGCAAACACTTGACTCCTATCTAAGTTAAGTAATTCAGCACCTTTTTCTTCTGCTTGCTTTTTAGTAAAAGCTTCCATATTCTGTCGTGCTTTTGCTGTACTAAAAACATCATCGATTGCATTCTCAATTTTCTCATCACTAAATGAATTGGGAATAGCAGCAAACCATTCTAATCCATCATTAGTAGTTACTTCTTTACCATTCTCCTTTTGTCTAATTACAAAAGCAGCAAATCTTTTCTTAAAATCTGCAATATTTGCTTTTCTAGATGGAGAATGGTTGTTAGCACCCAATCCAATTTCATCAATTACATCATCAACAGTAAATCCTTCCTTTCTTTTAACTACTAAGTAAGGTGCTTCTTGTTGATCTTTTTTTAAATGAGCTTCATGTCTACTGAATCCATCATATAAAGTATTATCTTCTTCTTCAACAATGGGTGGAATTTTTGTAATATCCCATCCTTGATTTATTATACTATCAAGGAGTGCATTTACATTCTCCTTATCCGTTCCAGTAGAACGAGCAAGGTTGATTATCTGTCCTTGCTTATTTTTAAACTTAATATCTTGGCAGCCAAGGTTTCTTACACCAATTATATCGACAGTTCGATACTGTGGTAATTTTAAATTGTCATAAACTGAAAGGTCTACAACATCGCATGGCGATTTGAATGGAACAAATTGTGTCATTAGTAAATAGCAGATTTGCTTAGAGTGTCAGATTAGCAAGTGCTTGACTGACTCATTTAATATACACAAAAAAAGACCCCCTGTAAATAGGAGGTCTTTGAATTGAAACAATTTGTAATATGAATTACATGAGGTTCTTAACTGCAACGCGACGATAGTAGCG